GAGTCGCTTATTATTTGGAAGACGAATATGGCTAAACCTAAATCTAAATCAACAGTGAACAAAGCAGGTAACTATACTAAACCTGCTCTACGTAAAAGAATATTTAACAGAATAAAAGCAGGAGGTAAAGGTGGTTCGCCTGGTCAATGGTCTGCACGTAAAGCTCAGATGGTAGCCAAGGCGTATAAGAAAGCAGGTGGAGGTTATAGGTCGTGATATGGGAGAGACATGGGAAACGATTGTACAAGCATGGCCCTTAGTATTTGGATTCGTAACTCTAGTTATTGTATTAGCTAAGATGCATGGACAGATTGAAGTACTGCAAGATAAAGTAAAGACGTTATTTGATTTATGGAACTCTAGACCAAAATGAAACCACGACAAAAAAGTTTAACGGATTGGGGAAAGCAGAAGTGGCGTACCAAGTCTGGTAAGAACTCTACTCAAGGTCCAAAAGCTACTGGTGAAAGGTATCTTCCTTCAGCAGCAATTAAGTCGCTTAGTAAAGCTGAGTATGCAGCTACAACTAAAGCAAAACAAAAAGGCAGAAAAGCAGGGAAGCAACACGTAAAGCAACCTACGCGCATTGCAAGCAAAACCAGATCATATAGGAGAACGTAATTATGTCACAATCTAAATTATCTAAAATGCAAAAAGATATAGATAAAAAAAATAAAGAAATTAGTATTTTAGAAAAAAGACTTAATAAAAAAGATTTAATAGGGCAATCATCTAAAAGTAAGTTTAGAAAAGGTAATACTATCCGTGACAAATATAAACAGAGAAAAGAAAGATTACAAAAAGAAATAAAACAAATAAAACAAGATCGTATAGAATTAAAATCTAATATGAAGTTAAAAGATAGACCAAGTACACAGCCAAAATTTGATACTGCTACTGGAAAAGCAGAGAATAAAACTGGGCGAGATTTTGTTAACAGAGATGCAGAGGTTAAAAATGCTAGTAAGGCTAGATTAAATATAAAAAACAATACTGAGAAAACAAGTAATAACACAAGCACATCTGGTGGATCATCAAATGCAGAAGCATTAAAAATTGCAGCTGCAAAAAGAAGAGCAAAAGAAAAAGTTAAGTCTACAGAGGAAATAAACTCTAAACGAAAATATAAATCTGACACATTGGTAAAAGAAAAATTAGATGATGATGCATTAAAAGTAGCTAGAGCAGGTATTGCAAATAAAAAAACGGTTGTAGATAATTTAAATAAAAGTGTAAAAGGTGGTAAAAATACATTAAAAGATAATCCTCAAGCTCAAGGTGTCGGTGGTAAACGTAAAGCTGCTGAAGCTATGGCAACACTAGAATCAAAAGCAAATAAAAGCCCTAATAAATCTGCTAGTAGTAAAAAAGATAGTGTAGGTAAAGAAATTGCTAGAGCATTACTTGGTCCTCAAAAGAAATCTAAAATTGGTAAATTTACTGCTGATTCTACAGCTAGAGGTATGAGTAAATTTATGGGTACTGATAAAGAAATAGCTGATCAAGAGATGGATGAAGAAATGAACTTCCGTAAAGGTGGAATGCCTAGTAAAAAAACTTACGGAATGAGAGCAGGTGGTTTCACCAAACGAGGTGGGATGTACAAGAAAGGTTATTAATGTGACTGAGCAACAAGAAAACTTTCTTAATGCTTTGTTTGGAGAAGCGCAAGGTAACTTTCGTAACGCCATGAACATTGCAGGTTATGCTCCAACAGAGTATCCTGCTAGGCTTATTCGTCAAATGAAGGGTGAGATAATAGAGAGAGCAGAAAATATGTTAGCTGCTAATGCTCCTAAAGCAGTTCTCTCTATGTCAGGCATACTAGATGATCCTAGTGCTTTAGGTAATAGAGATAGACTAGCTGCTGCAAAAGAAATTCTAGACCGTACTGGTATAGTTAAAACAGAGAAGATAGAACACAAGGGTGTAGCTTCTGCTGTTGTTATATTACCTCCCTTAGAGGAAGATGATGACACTCAAAAGGATTGATCATGCAAGTCGTAGAAAAATTAAAGCAATTGGGAAAATTCCATACGGATACGATTACGAGGTTGATGAAGGGGATGTGGCGTGGTATCTGCCGAATGAAGAAGTGCTTTGTAAATTCGATGAAGCGGTTACTCAAATTCGTGAAGGTGGTCACTCTGTACGAAAGGTGGCGACGTGGTTAGAAAATGAAACTGGTAGAAAACTTTCTGCTACTAGGTTACACAAGTTGGCATGGACTGAGGAAGAGTTGGATGCTAGGAGAAAGTCTCGTAGACGTAAACTATCTCCCAAGCAAAGAAAAATCGAAGACCTTAAAAATACCGAAAAGCAAACTAGAATCAAAGCAGATCAGGCAAAGAGAAGATTAAGTAAAGTATTAAGTACAGGCAAAGAACCTGAAGAACTATTAGACTTTGCAGACTCAGTAGAGAAAGAACCTGAAGTTGTTTTTAAAGCAAATCCTGGTCCTCAAACACAATTTCTTTCTTCAAATGAGCGTGAGGTTTTCTATGGAGGAGCAAGAGGTGGGGGTAAAACTTATTCTCTGCTTATAGCTCCATTAAGATACGTACATAAACCTGCTCATCGTGCATTACTTATAAGACGTTCAATGCCAGAACTAAGAGATGTTATATTTCAGACTCAGCAGATATATCGTAAGGCTGAACCAAAAGCTAAGTTTAAAAGTCAAGAGAATACATGGTACTTCCCAAGTGGGGCTAGAATAGAATTTGGATATTGCGAAAACTTACAAGATGTGTTAAGATACCAAGGACAGTCTTACTCTTGGATTGGTATAGATGAGCTACCTCAGTATGCTAATTCAGATATATGGCAGTTCTTAAAGTCATCACTACGTACTACGGATACCAGTATACCTTTACATATGAGGGCTACAGGTAATCCAGGTAATATAGGATCAGCATGGGTTAAGAAGTTATTTATAGATCCTGCTGAACCAAATACAAGAATAACTGAGAAGATAGAATATGAGCTAGATGGTAAAACACTGTCAAGCGAAATAACAAGAAAGTTTATAGCAGCATCAGTATGGGATAATCCGTATCTCACACAAGACCAAAGTTATGTTGCTATGTTAGCATCTCTACCAGAAGTAAAACGTAAGCAGTTTTTGTATGGTGATTGGGATGTAGTAGATGAAGGTGCATTCCCTGAGTTTGATAAGACAGTACATACGTGTGACAGTTTTGAGATACCTAATGGATGGACTAAGATAAGAGCAGCAGACTTTGGATACTCAGCACATTCAGGTATATTATGGGGTGCAGTAGATTACGATGGATGTCTGTGGATATACAGAGAGTTATATGTTAATCGTTTGACAGCAGACAAGTTAGGTCAGATGATTATACAGGTAGAAGAAGATGATGGTAGAATACAAGATGCATTATTAGATAGTTCCTGTTGGGCTAAAAGAGGTGATGTAGGTCCATCAATAGCAGAGACTATGAATAGAGAAGGATGTAGGTTTAGACCATCAGATAGATCACCAGGATCTAGAGTAGCAGGTAAGATAGAGTTACATAAAAGATTGATGATTGATGAAGATACTGGTGAACCTAAGATAAAGATACTAAAGAATTGTAAGAACTTAATTAGTCAGATTGCTGCATTACCAACAGATAATAGAAATCCAGAGGATGTAGATACTAGATCAGAAGATCACTTATACGATGCACTAAGGTATATGATAATGTCTAGACCAACAAATCTAAGAGTAGCATATGAAAATACACCTAAACACCGTTACCAAGCTTCTGACTCTACGTTTGGGTATTAAGTGTTCTGGGTGTACGTTGCTATGATTGTAGCGTTTATATTGATTATCGGTGTATTTGTATATTGTCATAAGGATTAATTATGAGTAAACCTAGAAATTATAAACAGGAATATGCCAGAACACATGGTACACCTAAAGGTAAACTAGATAGAGCAGGTAGAAACAAAGCTAGGAAGATTGTAAAACCTGCTAAAGGTATGGAAGTACATCATAAGAATGGTAATCCTAGAGACAATAGATCTAAAAATTTAACAGTAATATCTCAAAAACGTAATAGAACTTTACAACCTAAAAGAACTAAAAGGAGTTAAAATGGTAGATGAAAATGAACTTTCTGCTTTAGACGATAAAAAATCAGATAAAAAATATGATAACTTAGTAAGTTATGTAAACTCTAGATTTAAAAGAGCAAAGACAAGTAGATATTCTGATGAAGAAAGATGGACGCAAGCATATAGAAACTATAGAGGTTTATATGGTCCTGATGTACAATTTACTGAAACTGAAAAGTCAAGAGTATTTATTAAAGTAACTAAAACAAAAGTACTAGCTGCGTATGGTCAAATCATAGATGTTCTATTTAGTCAGAATAGATTCCCTATTGGTGTAGAGCCTACAATAATTCCTGAAGGTGTAGCAGAGTCAGTACATATAGATCCTAAAGAACAAGAGCAAAATCGTGCTATGGATGAATTTAAAAATCTCTATGGTGTACCTGGTGATGGGAATGACCTCCAACCTGGCGATACAACTGATGCACTAAGAGAAAGACTAGGTTCATTAGAAGATGAATTAAAAGATTTAAACGGTCTTAAAGAAGGACCAGGACAAACACAATCAGCTATTACATTTAATCCTGCTATGGCAGCAGCTAAGAAAATGGAAAAAAAGATTAAAGATCAGTTAGAAGAATCTGCTGCTACCAAACATCTTAGACATTCTGTGTTTGAGTGTGTATTGTTTGGTACTGCAATAATGAAAGGTCCATTTGCTGTAGATAAAGAATATGCTAATTGGGATGAAGAAGGTAACTATGATCCTTCAGTTGTTACTGTACCTAAAGTAGAGCATACTTCTGTGTGGGATTTCTATCCTGATCCAGATGCATTTAATATAGAAGATTGTACATATGTAGTAGAAAGACACAGACTTACTAGATCTCAATTAAGAGCGTTAAAAAAACGCCCATTCTTTAGAAAAGATGCTATTGAAGAAGCAATCTTAGGTGGTGAAAATTATGATCGTGAGTGGTGGGAAGAAAGCCTAACAGATAATCAAGTAAGTTCTGAATTTGGTTCAGGTAATTATTCTGGTGGTAGTGACGTAGAACGATTTGAAGTACTAGAGTTTTGGGGTACAATAGATAAAGAGATAGCAGAAAATCATGGTTTAGAAATACCTAAACAACAATTAAATGATGAAGAAATACAGATTAACTGCTGGACTTGTAACGATGAGATTTTAAGACTTGTTATCAATCCATTTACACCTAAACGTATTCCTTACGTTGCTAGTCCCTACGAATTAAATCCATACAGTTTCTTTGGTGTAGGACTATCAGAGAACATGGATGACACTCAGACATTGATGAATGGTTTTATGAGACTAGCAGTTGATAACGCTATTCTGTCAGGTAATCTATTGATTGAGGTAGATGAAACAAACCTAGCACCTGGTCAAGACCTTACAGTATATCCTGGTAAAATCTTTAGAAGACAAGGTGGTGCACCAGGACAAGCTATATTTGGTACTAAGTTTCCAAACGTGTCAAGTGAAAACATGATGCTATTTGATAAAGCAAGAGTATTATCAGATGAGTCATCAGGTCTACCATCGTATTCATATGGACAAACTGGTGTGCAAGGAACAGGCAGAACTGCATCAGGTATCTCTATGTTAATGGGTGCAGCTAGTAATTCAATACGTACAGTGATTAAGAATATGGATGACTATATGTTACGTCCATTAGGAGAATCGTTATTTGCATTTAATATGCAGTTTGATTTTGATCCAGAGATACGTGGTGACTTAGAAGTAAGAGCTAGAGGTACTGAAAGCTTTATGAAGAATGAAGTTAGATCTCAACGTCTTATTAGTTTCTTACAGATTGCGAGTAGTCCTGTATTAGCACCGTTTGCTAAGTTCCCATACATCATGCGTGAGATAGCAGCGACAATGGATTTAGATGTAGATAAGGTTACTAACAATCCTGAAGAAGCATTTAGACAAGCTATTTTATTGCAACAGATGCAACAACAAATAGTAGAAGATAATCCTCAACCTCCTCAAGATCCTACAGGTGCAGGTGGTGGTAATATTGGAACTGGTCAAGCTCCTGCTCCAGGTGAACAAGGGTTTGCTACAGGTGGTGGTCCTAATGCAGGAACGCAACAACAACAGCAACAGGCTCAAGCACCTCAAGGTCAGGGTGGTGGACAACAAATACCGCCAGAAATAATGGCAATGATGCAGCAAGGAGGTGGTGGTAATGCTTGACGTTAAAACTGCTAGAGACATTTTACCGTTAGTAAATACACCAGACTTTGAAGAATTGTTTAATATGTACTTAGACTCTAAGAGACATGATGCGTTACGTGTACTAGAACAGAGTGATAATAAAATAGAAATATATAGAGCGCAAGGTGCTATAACTATACTTAGAAAGTTAAAAAGTATGCGTGTAGAAGTACAGACAATATTAAAAGGAACTTGATATGATCAGTATAGATAAGCTAAAAAAACATCTTATAAGAGAAGAAGGAAAAGAGTTAAAAGCTTATAAGTTAGAAGGTGAAAAATATTTTACTATTGGTTATGGTCATAACGGACCTGATGTAAAAGAAGGTATGATAATAACTAATGAAGAAGCCGAAGCTCTTTTAGAAAAAGATTTACAAAGTAAACTAAAGTTAATAGAAAAAAACCTACCTAACTTTAATGATTATAGTGAAAATTTACAGAAGTTTGTAGTGGATGGTTTTTTTAGAGGAGATCTTTCAGGTAGTCCTAAAACATTAGATTTATTAAAGCAAGGTAATTTTCAAGAAGCATCAAAAGAATTTTTAAATCACGATGAATATAAAGCAGCAGTAAAGTCAGGTAGTGGTGTTGCATCTAGAATGGAAAACATATCAGAAGCAATAAAAAATGAAACAACTCAAACTGATAGAATGTTAAACGAGGGGAGAACTCCAGACCCAACATTAGAAGTAGATCCTGGTGATGAGGAAAATCCTAGAACACAAAAAGATTTACCTCCCCAAGCAATAACTCCTAGAGAAAGAAATTTAACTGGAGTTGCAGTAACCCCAATAAAAAATAATCCTCAAGCAATGGTTATTAATGAGGAGTCACCTAGAAAGTTTAGAGACATACCTCCCCAAGTAGAATCGCCAGAGGATAGAACATTAATTTCATCTGAAGAAGATATGATGGATGCTCCCACGGGAGACAATATTTTTTCTGACTTCTTTTCTTCTCTTGGGGATCTTACTACTGGTTCTAGTGATGAGGACATGGTTTTTGAAGCAGACGAATTAAACCTGAAAGATGGTGGTACAATTAAAGGAGCAAATTTCGTGAATACAAAAGATGAGCAAGAAGATAAAAATGATCCTCCCCCAGGAGCAACTCCAGAGGAAGTAGCTGATGATATCCCTGTGAATTTATCTGAGGGTGAATATGTACTACCAGCAAATGTTGTCAGGTATATAGGTTTAGAACGTATTATGGATATGCACAAAGGTGTATTACATGAGATTCAACAAATGGAAGATCTAGGTATGATCCAAAATGTTGATGCAGAAGGTAAACCAGAAGACGATGATGATGAGATGACATTCATTGAGCCTGAAAAAGATACGATGAAAGGCACTATGATTATCGCTAGTAAACCTAAAGATGGTATGATGTGTCCTCCTGGCTTTGCTGAAGGTGGAGATATAAATAAAATAAGAGATGAAATTGCTAGTAATAGATCAGAGATTGATCCAACAACTATTAAAACTACATTTGATAATGACGTAGGGATTATAACAATAACTACTCCTAAAGGTGCTATAAAGATGGATAAAGAAATAATTAATTATAATGCACCATCACGATCTGGAGGAGATGAAGGAACTAAAGATGACCCTGAAGATCAAGGATTGCCTACATATAGAGATTGGGAGTTTATGCAATCTGTTATAGATACA